TTGGCTGCAGCACCAACGGCGCTCCCTGCCCCAGTGGCTATACTCCGTGCGCTACCCCGTACCAGGTAGAGTGCAGTACTACGGCCGAGCTTATCGGTACCACTACTGGCATCTACCACGGGGTTAAAACACGCCACGCGGCCGCTTCAACGGCGGCTCATCCTCGTCCTCGGGTTCTGGGCTCGGGGGCGGAAATGACGGATCTGCATTAGCCCACACCTTGTAGTTGATGTGAGCACGCATGCTCCGCTCAATGCAGAAGGTGATGTCGCTCTTCTGGGAGTGAGAGAGAGGCGGCGGTGCCGACATGTTGGCCTCCATTGCGGCATAAATCTGACCGTAGTAACTGAGGAGGTAGTCAAATGCAGCCGCGTCGCGCGTCACGCGGTACACAACTGACCCTTCTGGGCACCAAGAGATGAAGTCGCACCACTCCCGGTTGCAGATCTCAAGCAGCGCATTCATCTGTAAGTAGTAATGCGCCGGGATCTCCTTGTGCAGGCGGCCCCCGCCCTTCTTGTAGTAGTAAGGACACTTAGCCTCCACCATACCCATGGCCCCGACAAGGCCGTCGGGTGAGCCGGCAATCCACGGAATTGTAGGATGCACGTGCAGACCGGTTGCGTTCACCACGTTCCCGGTCAGTGTTTGGTAGTCTAAGAGTGCATTTGCCTCGTTGTCCGTGCCCCACCGCGTCGCGTCATTGCCCTCAAAGGTGTCGGTGCCTTGTGCACGGCGGAAAGCTTCAACGCGGGATGTATAGTTTACAAGTCCCAATAAGGCGCCTAGATTCGATGCGGTCAACTTGCCACGCCGGGCAGCGCGCCATGATTCGCTTCGTTGTTGCCCCTCCATACTTATACATGTGTCAGAATAAGGTGGATACAATTATCTGATGAATGTCTATTAATGCCGTGGAACTGGACGGCGCCTAGTTCAGCTCGCGGCACGCCGGCTGAAGCAGCTCAGCCGGGAGCTTGGCCGCAATATCAGAATGAAGTGTTACTCAAGACTCTACAGCAGCGCGAGAAGGCTGCAACTGGACTGTCAGAGGCTGCGAAAGGGACATATCTCGACAAAGCGTCGCGCAACTTTGAGGAGGAAGCAGACGAGGCGCTGCATGCTGAATTTCAGGACTGGTTGCAGGGTAAGCATGACGCAAATGTGAATAACGATCTCTACCTGAACAACGTAGACGGTGCCCCTGTGCGCAGACACATTTACGGGCCAAAAGCTGGGCAACCTTATGATGGGTGGCATCATACACCCTGGCGTGACAGACAGCTGACGCATTTGTCGGGTGTTCGCGACCACTTGCGCGCCCAGGCGGCGGCGAAGAACGAGCACGAGCTTCAAATGAACTTCCTTGCTGAGCATGGGCCATCTAACTTGCAAGAGGCGTGGATGTACTTTAAGCACTGGGTTAAACAGCGTCCGCTCAAGCTTGGCCCCCAAAGGGGGCTGGGTGAGAGCGCATATGATCTTGGCGAACGGTCACGCGGCTTCAATTTGCCACCGGATGAGGCAGGGTATCAGCAACAGCCCTCTTGGCGCAACACAGATGGGCCACTTACAGGACCACGTATCCCACCCGCCAAGCCATACCCCCCCCCACCAGAAGATGATGACGATGACAGCGATAGGCCGAGTGTTGATTATGGAGAGGACGAGAAGGATGAGGAGCTCCCCTCGCCGCAGTCGGACGGGGAAGAGGAGGCTCGAATTGCGGAGGAAGTTAAGGACGTTGCAGAGTCGTTTGTGGAACGAGTCGTCGCTGCAGCAAACATCGCAGAGGAAGCAGCGGAGGAGGCGACAGGAGCAGCTGCCAGTGCAGCCGTGGAGAATCTGAACGAAGCTGGTCTTCCCGAAGCAGCAGAGTTTGTTGACGCTGAAGAGGCGGAAATTGCCGCTCGAGAAGAACTTCGGCGTCAGCTAGCCGACTTTTCTGCGAAATACCTGGACATCCCGAGCGGCCTTATTAGTAGGAACTTCGAACACATAGCCGACTGGAGAATTCATCATAGAGTTCACAGGGATGACTTCGTACAGCATTATGACTCTCTAGTTAAGCAGATGATGAAGGAGGCAAGTGAATTCGCAAAGAAGAATGGAACGGATGAGCGACAGCAGCAGGAAGCGATCCTGAAACACTTGGATAATGTACTCGTTCTAAAGGCTAAGGATGGAGCATTTGGAGCAGATCCAGCAGCACAGCGGGAATGGGTCCGTATGCTAAAGGCGGCTGCTGAGCAAATTGCAAAGGGTAAGAAGACGACGAAATCGACATATCACGTCACTAAAGCAATGAACGTGCCCAGGAGATCGGCGCGCCATCGTTAGCGATGCAACCCGGTCGCCGAAGCGGCCGCGAACGTCTGAGCCCCTTGAATGGCTCGATTAGACTTTCTAAGTAGGAAGTGCCATGGATCCTCGTTACGCCGCTGCGCTGAAACGACTCGAGGCTGGGGTCCCGGCGCCGTGGAGTTCAAGTGGTAGCTATATAGAGGATCTGCGACGACAGTGGAGCCCTTCGCATCACAACACATTTGAACGCGCGATGCAGTTCCGCATGCGCGAGCAGGAGCATCTGGCAAGTGTGAAGGAGGAGAGAGATGACCTACACATGCAGCTCAGAGACGCCAGAATGGAAAGATTGAAGATGCAGCACAAACTAGAAATGGAAATTTCCAATTTGAAGCTACTTAATGGCAGGCGCTCCAGGGATCGCAGCGTTGGCACTGGGGGGTCTGGTCCTATACGAGTTCAGCCGCCGACAGACGGCGTCGGACCTCACGAAGAGCAGCGTGCAGCAGAACAGCAGCACGACCACGCGGCAGCGCAACCTTGCGGAGATGGATCACCCAGCGAATCACCAGATCTGGGTGGACACGCCAGTGAACACAGTGTTGGAGAACGGCCCGACGGGGCAGACACTGTCGCAGGTGTACCGCCAGCAGAGGGCGCAGTACGTGAAGGAGGCGAGTGCTAGTCCGGGGGTGAATTTAGTAGCTCACATGGTGGCGTAGGCTTTTTCTGAATATATGTAGCAGTAGAAACCATGCCGCAACTTCAGATTAATCAGGGTCCTCAGGATGCACTTCTGTATGACAACTCGCGCTCCTACTTCACGAATGTCGGCTACGTCCGCACCTCTAACTTCCAGATGGAGCTTCGCGACGTTGACTCGCAGAACCAGGCCAAGCTCGGATCGACCGTCCAGTTCGTCATTCCGAAGGCCGCTGACTTGCTTGGGCCGGTTGATCTCTTGCTGACGACGACGGTACCAACTGCTGGCGCTGAATCCGGCCATCACTCCTCCTGGGTCAAGAAGTTCGGCTTTGCGTGTATCGAGCAGATTACCTTCTCTGTCGGCTCGCATGACATCGAGAAGATCAGCGGCGAGCAGCTTGACATCATCAACGAGCTCATGCGTGACGACGAGTCACGCTACACGAGCATTATCGGCAACACTACTGAGGCTTATCCGACGGCTAGTGGTTCTCTGCTGCTTACTGATACTGATGGAACCACCTATGGTACCGCTTGCTCGTTCATTGTCCCACTCGGCCTCTTCTTCACGAAGCACCCGTCGCAGTATTTCCCACTTGCGGCGATTGCGGGCTGCAACGATGTGCGCATCTCGATCCGCTTCCGCCAGAAGAACGATCTGATCCACGCGACATCGGGCATCACTGTGAACAGTGTTAACGCTGATCTCGATTCGTCACTATGCAAGCTGCGTTGCCACTACATTCACGTTACGGGTCCAGAGGCCACCACGCTCATGAACAAGGAACATGTCCGCCTGCTCAAGCTGTGGCACCACGATAGCAAGTCCATTGGAGATGGTGATACGAGGTGCAGCTTGGACCTTTCCTTCCTGCACCCAGTCAGTGAGCTTATCCTCGTCCTGCGCCAGAATGCTAAGGTTTCTGGAAGCGACCACGATGTTCGTGACTTCTTCACGTACGAGACGAACATGACCAACTTCAGCCTTACGCTCAACGGGCAGGAGCGCCACCCGTCGTTGAGCAATGGCATCGACAAGAAGTATCTTCAGGAGCGCCTCATGCCAATGCTCCACAGCAACACGTCGGTGAATCACCCGACGCCAATCTCAGCACCTGTAAGCCTTAATGGTGTGACCATTACAACTGACGTTAGCGGCACAGGTGCCGGCACCAACGTTAATGCTGTTGTTACGGGCACCGCCACTGCGAGTGTCAACAACAGTCTGGGCGACCTTCTTGATCGCAAGGAGATCATTGTGTACCCGTTCTCTCTCAACCCAGAGGGCTCTAACCCGGCTGGCGCCGTCAACTTCTCGAAGGTGTCACACGCCAGGCTGACTGTCGACATGACTGCTGTTAGTGGCGAGCACACGTTGGATGTGTATGCTGTGTACTACAACTGGCTGCAGATTAAGGATGGCCGCGCGCTCACGAGCTTCGCGTAATTAATCTAACTCACTAGGCGTGTATGGATGACCAAATCCTTCAGCTACTAACCACGCTCGGCGAGGCCACGGGTATTACTGGCCTAGTCGCAGCGACGATAGCTCTGCTACTTAAAATGATAAGGAAGAATGGCTGCACCTGCAGCGTTTTCAGTTGCTCCGGATCACAGCTCTTCCTCCTTGATTGTGAGAAGGGCGCCCCGGGCAAGCGTCACAAAATAGAGGGGTCAACTGAGGACTCCTCCAGTGTCTGATACTTTCTAAAAATAGGTAAAGTGCTCAATGAGCTACGTAATAGCAATAGACGTGGGCGTCAAGAACCTGGGCGTCTGCATTTTTGATTTTAGATCTGCAAAGATAGTAGAGTGGTCGAATGTCGACCTAGTTGCGCGCGGGCCGTATGTGCCACAGCACAACGTCTCCTACGTGCGCACCTTCATTCAACGCTTCAAACCGTATTTCGACGACATGTTCGCACTCGTTGTGGAGAAACAGATGCGGATGAACATGCGCATCATAGAGAGCGTACTGGAGGCCCTCTTCTTCGAGCAGTGCATCCGAGTCAGCCCGAGGTCGGTCAAGGTTCACTACGATATTAGCACGAAGAACTACACCAGTAACAAGCGCAAGGCGGTGGAGTGGGCTACACAGTTTGTCTCTAATAACTCCTGCACCTTCGAACCCAGCCTCGTAGACAAGTTCCTAGCTGCGAAGAAGCAGGACGACTACTCTGATGCACTGCTGTTGCTCATGTACTACCTAGATACATATTCCAATCAGCTTACTACGGCCGTGCCAGACTTTGTGCATGTCCTCCTTTAAGGGTGATCAGCGCTACCGCTCTCACGTCGATGATGCTCCATATGACTCGCCTAGCAGCGAAGAGCATGAGGAGGAGTTGGTCAAACCTCCAGTCAAGTATTTCCACACATTCGTGGAAGAGTGGTACGAGGAGATAGAGAGGATGTATACTGCCTACATGGATACCGGCAGGGAGGTGTTTGGGGGGGCGTTCTTCCAACTTGGCACCATCGCAGATTTCGCGGCTCACATCTGGCAGTTTACACAGCCGGGTGAGTTGCGCACTCTTTCTAGACGCCCAGGTAAGAGTACCAATGAGCCCTTGGATCGTTGGACTTGGAGCAGCAGCACTCTACCTATTCAATAAGAATACGCAACTTGTGGGCCGCCTTGAGCATGCAGTTGACCAGTATTATGATGCCGCAGCTCCGGCCACCGACGGTGTGACCTCAGCCGAAATTAGGGCGACACGCGCGGTGCCAGACGCTTACCACACTTACGGGGACATGAACGCGGCGGCTCCGAAAGAGCGCCAGCTCGAGCTGGAGGCGAGGCGCGCGCAGGCAGCAGAGGAAGTCGAGCAATTTAATTCTCCGAATTGCGCTTTGCCGAAGATTGAGGGCGTGGTGATGCAGTTTGATCGCCGCGGGATTTAGCTAGACGCTGCTTGTGTGCCTCACGGTTGCGCTCGCGCCGAGTGTCGTACGACTCCTTATTCTTAGCCTCATATTGCTGTGCCTGCATGTAGAGGCGACGAGCGTGCTCCTGGGCTGCATAAGCTTCTCGACTTGCGCGAAATCCAGGCACGTACTTGTCCTGCATGTGCAAATACCAGCTATCAAGGTCCCTGCCCAGCGAATCGGTCACCTGTGTCGTCAGTTGATTAATAATGTGTTGCGACATACACAGTCTGACATTGGAAGATTTTTCTAGACCTCTGCTAATATGACCGTAAGCTTGACTAGCATTCCTGTCGTGGGCCAGTATTTTGATTGTGGCAGCATGTATAAGTCAATGGCAGCTGGTGCGCTTATGGCCGCTACTAACACTGACCTTGCTTTCGCGCCACTTGCTGGCCCTTATACCCACTTTGCACTCGCGGGCGTCGCTATGGACTCGTTTTGCAAAGGTCGGTACACCCCCGACTTCGACCGACAGCTAGCATACAACGCGGCTGCCGGCATTGCGGGTGGTCTTGCGATGCGAATCCTGCTGCCCAGGGGTCTATTTACCATGCCCATTATGGGCACGCCGGTGTAATGTCTAGGAAACTTCCACTTACAATGGTTGTTTTACCAAAATATGAGCCACGCCAGCGCCAACTGACCGCGCATTGCCAGTGGTGCTGTCAGATTCAAGCCAGGAAGGCCATGTTCAAGCTCGTCGATGGGCCGATCGAGTACTGGTTCTGCAGCAGTGATCATGCAGAGCTCTGGCTGGAGTTCAGACACAAAGCACTCACGTACCATCTGTGTCGCATGCTTCCGCAGGAGCGAGCAGCTGAGCTTGGAGGTCAAAGCATGGAGGAAAGAATTTCTGCGCTGTATCCTGACCTATGCGATCGCAGCCAATTGTGAGTGCACTGCTTGCTTTCGCACTCTACACGACCGTCAAATGTCCGTGTGCTAAGACACTTAGCTGCCACTTGCCCGAGTTCTACGGGTCAGTGGGTGCAGCCGCTGTGTTGGTTTTTCTAGAAAACAGGTAAAATAATGCCTAAAGCTAAAAAGAAGAAGTAATATTCTCATCCAAGTCTACAATGATCGTCTACCTCCTCGTGCCGGTCGCTACAACGCTGACACTGGCCATCCTCAGCCGCACGTGTATGCCGGTCAAACTGAGCATGAAACTCAAGTTAGGGCACAATATTCTGGATATAGAGTGATGCTGCTCACTCTCTTGCTACTGTGTTGGGTGCATAGGCATGGCTTCATGGAACTCGGGCAGCGACCCTTTCGAGGTGGGGGGGTGCGCGATGTGCCGTGGGCTCAGGGGGCACGCGATACTGAGGAAGCTCCTGTACTACGACCTCGACAAGGAGTACAGGAGGGCGATGAGAGAGACGAAGCGCCTTGGGTTTATGTACAGGGAGGCGTGCTGGTACAACTTTGAGGTGCACGCACGAGCTTGGAATCACCCCTGGCACGAGACGCACGAGAACACCTTACTATGTATGCACTCCCACAAGTACGAGCAACGACGTAGAGGCGAGGCTGCCACGCTCGGTCTGTACTTCTATGGCAGACAGAAGCACGCGCCACCCTTACCCCCTGAGATTATCGGCGTGGAATTGCGCGCAGCACGCGATTACGAGCAGCTTCTAGAGGAGGAGCGCTTTGCGCCATATGACTGGGCGCCAGGGGGGCGGAAATACGAGCAACACATGCGCGAGTGTACAGGCGCAAAGATTCTAAGGCACTGACACAAACATGGATTGGATTGACTCTTCCAATGTGATCTCATGGGAAGGTAGACCTAAACGACAGCGCCGCGCGCCAGCGACATACTGGGAGGAATACGTGGAAACAGACGAGTGGTACCATAAGGAGTTGTTGGGCGATGTGCCGCCAGACGAAATAGAAGCAGCGTGCTTCGATTCTGACATCGACGACGACGCTGCGAGTGGCAGCTTACCCGACAGCGAAACAGAGGACGCAGCTTATTCTGAAGCAAGTGAGAGCGATGCCTCAGAAACAGAATCGGTCAGCAGCGCAGCCTCAGAAGGGAGTGCCCCAGAGCTCGTCATCACCTTCGACACCGAGGACGAGGACGACGACAGCGTCCTCGAGTCGTCCGATGAAGGGGAGCCAGGAGGCGAAGGATCGGATGAGGAGAGTGAGGGAGGCGCAGTACCGCAAACAGGGGCTGATTTAATCTGAAATGTGTCATAGAATGCTAACCCGACTCCAGCGTGGCGCGCTCTTCTGGGGCGTATGTATCCCGCTCAGGTCGTACCTGAGTAGCAAGGGCGATGACCCACTCCTGCGACTCTTCGCGGCCGTCATAGGGAGCAGGTGGCTGCTAGGTTACGAGAACGGCAACGAGGGTGTATTTGGCGGTAAGACGTGGTGGAAGGAGGAGAGGCCGCTGCACGGCGCACTCTGGATGACCTACGCAGTCACGGGCGACTCGCGATTTCTCAGAGCTGACACCGCGTTTGGTGCAGCTAACTGGATCTTTTCTAATATTATACGTGTAGAATGAGCGTGGTGATCAACAGTTCTGCTCTCGTAGCGTCAGTTGCCGCGCTGTTTACCCTGTCGCAGTATTTCTTACATCAGCACCGATACTCAGCAGCGCAGCGAGAGCGCAATGATGCAGCCGAGAAGGAAACCAAGCGCTTGTGGGCTACAGTTTTTCCAGGCATGTAGTAGAAATGTCCCTCTCGGTGCCCGGACAGCTATCAAGTAAGGAGCGCCGACACTTAAAGCAATTGCAGGAGGTGAAAATAGTCACTGAAGTCGTTATACAAGCTGACGATGTTGTCTTTGAGGACGGCACGACAGTAGAGAGCGCTACGTCAATTGACGCACCAGTCACGACCAGCACAGCTAGCAACACGTACCAATATATCATCACTGACCGAGGTATTACCGATGCAGTGGAGCGCGTCTCATCTGAACATATCAGTGTGAATAAGAATCGCACCGATAGTGTCAATGAGTCGGGAGATGGGCAGGTGATCACGTATGGAACTGATGGGCTGCCGAGTAGCGATCTATCGTGGTGTCTGATGGCTATTAAAGGCGCGCCTACCAGCCTAACACTCCCAGATCAGAGCACCGGTTCGTTTCCATATGCGAACGCAGCTACTCCCATCACCGACGAGTCGGCCTTCCTCACAACGAACACGGCCATTGAGGTTCGCAAGGCGGGAGTCTACGAGATAGAGGCTAATAACTTGTGGCAGCTAGACACTACCACACCGACTAGCACCTATACTGCCAACACTGCGCCTGATAATAGAGTAACTTTCGATGGCAGTAGCACAGAGGGACTTGGTTACTACGACGTGTCGGGCGAGTTGACAGCTGGCAGTGCCCCGTACGCCTCTGGAAGCACTGGGTTCACCTTTATGGCGTGGGTATATAGAACGACATCAGCTACTGGGCAATATGACCGAATTGTCGACTTCAATAACGGAACTGGTACTGGTGGTTCTGGTATACTGTACGCGGCCAGTCCTGTCGTGTATTGGTGGGATTATCCGGCCAGTGGTAACAGTGGGACTTACACTGCTGCTCCCCCCTACAACCACCTTAGTAACAACACGTGGGTGCACGTCTGCATTACCCACACAAGCGCAGGCGTCTTGACAGACTACCGCGATGGTGCTTCAGTAGGCTCAATCGGCGCTACATATCAGAGCGCCACCGGCTATACTAACAAATGGCTGGGCAAGTCCGGGTTTACTGGCCAGCCAAACTTTACAGGACAGATGGCTGACGTAATTATGCTTAATTCTGCACTTACAACTACTGAGCTTAGCGCCTACCTTAGCACTAACACTCTACCAACAGCAGCAGAGATCATCATGAGATACCCTACTCCTGCAGCAACTGCTCCTGCTTCTGGACCTGCTGAGATCGCCACTCAGGTATGCGTGAAGCGAAGCATCCCAGCAGGAGGACCAACGAGCACTACTACAGTCAGGGACATCCTATCCGAGCCGTGGATGAAAGTACAGCAGGTCAATCCAGGCACTGTAGAGTGGCACCAGGGAGACGACAACCTACAGGGCACTCAGCTGTACAACACCAGCGATGGCTGGGCTATCCCGTATGACACGACGCCGTTCACGCATTTCCTCTTCGCGCACCTTGATACCGACGGCGAGTCCCCGCGCAGCAGCGGCCCGTTTGTCGTCATGACAAAGGATGAAGCACGAAGCCTTGCTGGTGGTAGCAATGGTGTAGAGACTGTGGATGTGTTATACGCATGTCTGAATGACACTACACAAGTGCTTGCAAATGTGGTGCTTACTATGCTAGCAGATACATCCAGTTCAGCAGTTGATGACTACTTTCCCTTTATCAGCGCAGAGAGCATTGTACCCGGCCAGGTGACATACAATAATAACATTGTCTTTGGAGAAAACGCTTGGGGCTCGCAGACGGATAGCAGCGATGTAGAGGCTGTGCACGCCGAGAGAGGCGCTGCCGTGTGGATTGTAAACAACCCGAACTTCAACAGATACGCGTCAGTTGGGCCGACGTCCACGTGCTTGCTGCAAGAAGACTTCCCGCTGGGCTCAACTCGTGTGAGCGCTTTGACACAATGCGCTCCCGGAGACAAGATCGGCGTGAGAGCTGTTGGCCTTGCGCTAGAGACAGCGGCTGGGCCGGCTGTCACTGGGCCAGCCGGCAGGTGTAGCTTGCGTATATCTCGCGTCTCCGACCACTTCAGCGGTCATCTAAGCTACTACAGCGACACGCCCTTTCCCACCATATTGAACTCTAAGTTCGAGGACGTTACCCATTGGCCGAATTCGTGGCCGATACTAGACGTACACAACTGGACGAGAACTACTGACGCTAACGGAAATGTCCTTGACTATATCGTTAGGTACACGAATATCACCCAGGCTAATTCTAGCGCTACCCCTTACGCCAGCGATTTGATCGGCTTGCGGGGGGCAAATGTTGGCTTGAGTCAGACCATCAGTGTTAAGATAGGTCACACATATGAGGTGGACATAAAGACTGCTAAGAGTCTTAATTTTAATGGTACATTGGATCTGACTGTGACTGGTGGCACGATATCTGAGAGCGCAGAAATAACCTACAGCGACGGAGATATAAGGAATGTTGTTAGCGCACTCACATTCACACCCGACACTACTAGTGTCACACTTAGCTTGAGAACAGTAAATGGAGAGACAATACTTGACGAGGTTGTCGTCCGGAACACCACGGTTTGCGTTGCCCCATTGCAAGTGTACAAGGGCCTACCAGAGGGCGTGCCGCTGGCGAACTATACTGACACGCCGCTGATCGACGTACAGTGCATGCCTACAAGTGAAGCAGGTCAAGCTATCACCGACGCCTCGTACCCCACGTATATCAGCGGGGCGCGCGACTACTATGTAAAGGCTGAGCACGAGGGGTACACGCCGGATGTGCGGGTAAGCCTGGTAATGGTGAATAATCCCGGCGAGACCTACACTGGGGATAAGACGACCATTGTGCTCAGCGACACGTCGACTAGCCCACCAACGCTACTTAGTAACGCCTCTGATTACTATGAGGTACTGTCTGGCAACCTCTGGGACGGTCTCGTGCGCTTCAAGTGTGGGCCTGGCTTGAACGCGCACAGTATCCTGCCTGGTATATCAACTGGCGTAGGGTCGCTGACGGAGACGGGTACTATCCCCTCAAATAGATTGACCTTCGACGGCACTAACCACTTTGACGTATCGGGTGAGCTGACAGGTGCCCCATATGGAGCCGGAAGCACTGGCTTTACGTTTATGGCGTGGGTATATAGAACGACATCAACTAATGGGAGTTATGACAGAATTGTCGACTTTAATAATGGAGATGGAAGTACCAATACTGGTATACTGTACTCGGCCAGTCCTGTCAATTACTGGTGGAGTAATAATAGTAATCACCGTTATTTGGGTGCCAGCGGTTACACCAACCTTCCTAACGACACGTGGGTGCACGTCTGCATTACTCACACAGACACAGACGTCTTGACAGAGTACCGCGATGGTAGTGCAGTAGGCTCACAGTCCGGCGCTACATATCCAGACACAACAGACCTCGCCTATACAAACCCTAGCTATCAAAATTACTGGCTGGGCAAGTCCGGGTTTACTGGTCAGCCAAACTTCGAAGGACAACTGGCCGACGTAATCATGCTGAACACTGCGTTGACTGCAAGTGAGTTAAACGACTACATCAGCGGTGGATTCGTTTTGCCAGCAACGCCGATTATGAGATACCCCGCGTTTGGTGATGTAGGCCGCCCCGATGCGTGGCTAGAGCTGTATTTTAGCTAAATAACCCCTTAACTGAGTGCACTATTTTTACGCCAGCTTGTACTAAAAATGACAGAGCCATCTTCCGCCACGTCAGCCGCTTCGCACACTCGTCGCACACCTGCCGCTGTTCGTGCTGCTGCGGTTCAGCAGGGTCAGTATGGGCGGCCCCCATAAGTGACTAAACCCTAGAAAGAAACTACACGATGCGCTTCAACGCCAGCATACTTCTACCCGCGGGAGCGTGCGCCTCGTAGGCCCCAACACCAGCCGTGTAGATCGCTACCTGTACACCAACAGAGTCCCCAGCGGCGAGTTGCAGCCGCACTTGCTGGTCGCCAGACTGCCCAGCCCTGCGCGTAACATGTGAGGCAGGCCTCGAGATATACACGGGCCCAACCCCCGTCGCGTTGACCCGTGCTTGGAACGCCAACGCAACCGCTTTCGACTCATATGCGGCCAACCACGCCTGATAGTACAGCGTGCCCATGGCGTTGTAGCCATCTCGATTAAAGTGGATGCCATCAAAAAAAGCATCCAAGTTCTTCAGGCCATCGACGTATGTAATACTTGAATCGTTAGCAGCTATGCTTGCTAGTTCTGAGTTGAATGCAGCTGCATTAGGCTGCGCTGATGTCTCAAGAATTGCACCTATGATAACTGGCGTGTCCGCGGTCATCGCACTGATGTCATTCCTTGCGTGCTGCAGCATAGTAGTAAAGCGAGTAGCATAATTATTTATGTCATAAGAGTTTCCATCATCTGCCTCGCCCTGGTGCCACAAGAAGCCGGCCAACTCGATGTTAGGGTACGCGTTGAAGAAGGCGTTTGCCTTATCTACCATCTGCTGATACAAGCCAGGCGTCTGAACACCGTTCACAGTGATAGTGTCGCCTTTGTTCCAGTAGTTGTTTGCAAAGCCAGACCCGCCATAAGCACACGGTATGAATATCACGTCTGAGTACCCATGCTCGTGAGAGAACTGCATGTCAAAGCCAATTGCATTGGAATACCGCGAATCGGGGTGGTGCAGGGGGAGTGTGGCATCAATAAGGCCGGTGGATTGCCAGTCGACCCAAGAAGTCCCATTGTAGTATTGTCCGTAGCTCCACTGTTTAGTGCCGCTGAAATGTGCATCGCCCGCTACACCCTGTTGTAACCACCCTCGCGCATTACTCTGCCCAGCAACGATGAACGCGATGGGCTTTGTAGTCTGGTGGTAAATGTTGAAATGCAGTTCGTAGGTGCCACGTTGATCAGCTACGAGCGCAGTTTCCTCGGCGTTTAAGACATTCTGGCCGCTTACTAGCTCCCAACCACCGCCGTTTGCGCCGAAGAGAGTCCAGGCCTCGTCGGGTAGGCCGTCTGCCGCAGTAAAGCTAGCTTTGGGGCCGGCAAAGTTAGCAGTAGCCTTGTTCGTGAGCGTGCAAATGTGCTCTCGTCTACGTTGCAGGTCAAGCACCTCACTCAACCTAGTGTTTCTGTCCTTCCAATAGGGCCTGTCAAGGTCAAAGTTAGGGTCGAAGCGCGGGATGTACTGGTCCCACACGATCGCCGAAGGAGTGGCCGGGGGTCGGTCGGCTGGCACAGTGACGCCACTGGCCGCGTCGTCTATGTACATCTTGATGCCGCGAGGAGTTCTGTCGTGCACGTATTCTGTTCGGTCAAACTGCAGTGTGAGAATATCCCCTGTGCTGTCAGCCTTAAGAAGAACAGGGACGTTAAGTGGCGGCACAAACGGACATGTCTCACTGAAGGTGCATGCGTCTGTAGTGAAGCTTATAGCATTCACGGGGAAGGAGCAACTGGAACAAATCTCCATCCCCTTCAGATGCATGTCGAAGTAATTAGAGGATGTATTCTGTGGGATGAAGAACTTTATGAGGCCGACTGGGGCAGTGTGGGTAAAAGAGGTGATCTCCGTGCCGTTTATAGTCCAGTGCAGCACATCGTCTGTGTCTCTACTGATCACAAATTCGTTCTCGGCGCCTTCTGTGATAGTAGTCTGTGATGTATAGTTGTGAGTAGAGACTATATCGCTACCCGTGGGGTCAGTAGATGTAGAAAAATCCTGGTAGATGGCATACTGACCTGTAGTGTCGTGGTCAAACACAAAGCGCTTCGTGTTACTAGCAACGTTGCGATCTGAAGCTGTGCTGGGTGCAACCCACACTTGACGCATACTGGCTGCAGGGTGTGCCGGGCTTCCTGTTGGAGAGACCAGCTTCATTGACCATTTAAACTCAAATGTGCCAGTAATATCGAGAGAAATACTAATGTCCAGCTCTGCGTTCTCGTCGACCTGCTCTCCATCCTCGTCGTCGTACCATGCATTTTCAGTGGAGAATTCATAGTACCCTGCTGCTGTTGAATGAACGTGATAGTATGCGAAATGCGAATACGGCGCACTGGTTGTCAGCGCGCCAGTTGTATCCTGCAACGATGTCATCAGCACCTCAGTAGTGTACCTGCCATGTGCAAGGTAGCCGAGGTTACCTAACGAGTCAACATCCGTGCCATTGTTTGCGACTAGTCTCCTCGCCAACAAACGCACCGGCATCCTCTAGCATGGCATGGTCGGAAGTTATGTGCAAGGCACGGGGACGTACGAGTATTGCGAGCTATGTATGTGAGCTACAACAGGAAATTAACAGAGCGTAAAGCTTCTGCTACTTCTACGCGACCTCACCACCAACACCTCGACCTCACCACCGACCATCCGCACCAGCTGCCTGATACCCCCATCCACATCTCTCAGGTAGCTGTCCTCCTTAATAAATACTCGTCTGCGCATTCTGGCCAACCGTTAGATATATTCTAGTCCACGCCTGTCAATGGACGCGGCTGCTACAAATATACAGCCCTAGCCTTGGTTTGCCCGAAAACGGCGTTTTTTCGCCGATTTGAGGTATGCCGGATTATTCGCCGGATCCAGCCCCCCATCTCCTGTGTGTGCGCCCCGATCCGGCGAAAAATCCGGCGTCGCCAAAAAGAAATTTTTAAGGTATCCCCGTGCTCGTAATTGCGTCCTGAACACGTCCCCAGTGTTCGTTTTCTACAAAACCTCTTATTTCGGATTTTGGATTTCTTTTTTTCCTACTGGGTCGTTCTCTGACCAAACCAAGGTTGGGGCTGGGTAGAGGAGTGTAAATAAATACTAAGTATGCCCTTGGATTTGGGTACTTGGTGGGTAAGGTATTTTGGATTTCTTTTTTTTCTATCTATCCAGTGTACATGCTGCCATCCGCCATGTACAGGCTGAGGGGTAACCATATTAGTATGATACTGCGATGGCTGCGACGAACAAGGCGGCGCATGAGACTGCATAGGCGGCTGACCCACTCTGAGTGGGAAACGTCGCTACGAAGATCACGTTACGTCGCCAATTGGGTCGGGTCGGTGTTTATATGGGACGATCGCTATGAATATGGGACGAACATGGAAAGAACCCTAAATGGCCTACGCTCGCCTACTCTAGAATAGGTCGACTCGGCCGGCCGCCCTGTCCCGCCCTTGTCCCGCCCTTGTCCCGCCCTTGTCCCAGTGTCGTGTCCCGCCCTTGTCCCGCCCTTGTCCCGCCCGGGTCGGGTCGGGCCGGGGTGTGACCTAGGGTTAGGGTTAGGGTCAGGGTCGGGTTAGGGTTACGGGCAGCCGACTCGGCCGGCCGACCCGCGGGTCTGACCCGACCGACCGACCAGCCAGTGGACGCGCCCCGGGGGGGGGCACGGCCGTGTCCTGGACGCGTCCTATAATAGAAATTATTGGAGACCCTCGAGATCACACCTTGGGCCAGCTCTCCTCCAAAGGGGGTAGCCTCAGTAGCACGAGAAGGCCTTCAAT